GGCACTTATTATATGTACTTGCAGTGGAGTAAGATTGACGTCGGGCAACCAGACTTTAGGGAATCGAATAGATTATTCTACATATTTTGGGAAGCATGCAAATCTGATACCAGGTCATATGGAATGTGTTATCTTAAAAACCGTCGAAGCGGATTCTCATTTATGTCCTCAGCTGAATCGGTCAACCTTGCTACAATATCAACGGATTCACGGTTCGGCATATTGTCCAAATCTGGTGCCGATGCTAAAAAGATGTTCACAGATAAGGTTGTACCAATTTCCGTTAACTATCCCTTCTTTTTCAAACCGATCCAGGACGGTATGGACAGGCCAAAGACCGAGCTCGCCTACAGAGTCCCTGCCTCCAAATTTACCCGTAGAAAACTCGAAGCCAACGAGAAAATACAAGAGATTACCGGTTTGGACACAACCATCGACTGGAAGAACACCGGCGACAACGCCTATGATGGGGAAAAACTCAAACTCCTCGTCCACGATGAATCGGGGAAGTGGGAAAGGCCCAACAACATCCTCAACAACTGGCGTGTTACGAAAACCACCCTTAGATTAGGTAGTAGAGTAATTGGTAAGTGTATGATGGGATCAACATCAAACGCTTTAGATAAAGGTGGTAGAAATTTTAAAAAATTATATGATGACTCAGACGTTACAAAAAGAAACGCTAATGGACAAACACGTTCAGGACTCTATTCTTTGTTCATTCCTATGGAGTGGAACTACGAGGGATACATTGATTCTTACGGCTATCCTGTCTTCGACACTCCACAAAAAGAAGTGTGTGGACCTCATGGAATACCAATTAAAATCGGTGTAATTGAATACTGGGAAAACGAAGTAGAAGGTCTTAAAAATGATCAAGATGGATTAAATGAATTTTACAGACAGTTTCCTCGCACAACTAAACACGCGTTTAGAGACGAGTCTAAACAATCTTTATTTAATCTAACTAAAATATATCAACAAATAGATTACAACGAAGATTTAGAAAAAAATTCAGTTGTAACCACAGGCAGTTTTAGTTGGGAAGATGGAATTAAAGATACAAAAGTTATATTCGTTCCAAATAAAAATGGTAGATTTAAAGTTTCTTGGGTGCCACCTGTACATCTACAGAATCAAATATTTATAAAACACAACATGAAGTACCCAGCTAATGAACACATAGGGGCTTTTGGTTGTGATAGTTATGATATATCAGGCACAGTAGATGGTAAAGGTTCTAATGGATCTTTGCATGGTTTAACTAAATTTAGCATGGATGAAGCACCCTCTAATAACTTTTTTTTAGAATATATAGCTAGACCACAAACTGCTGAAATGTTTTTTGAAGATGTTTTAATGGCTTTGCATTTTTACGGGATGCCAATATTGGCAGAAAATAATAAACCAAGATTATTATACTATTTAAAACGTAGAGGTTATAGGAATTTTTCTATGAATAGACCTGATAAATTAAAATTATCTGTGACAGAAAGAGAGATTGGTGGAATACCTAACTCTAGTGAAGATATAAAACAAGCTCACGCTTCAGCTATAGAAACATACATAGAAAATCACGTAGGAAGTTTAGGAGAAAAATTTGGAAATATGTATTTTCAAAGAACACTAGAAGATTGGGCTACGTTTGATATTAACAATAGAACTAAGCACGATGCTTCTATTAGTTCAGGATTAGCTATAATGGCTTGTAATAAAAACAAATATAGACCAGTAAATGAAATAATTAGAGAAAAAGTTTCTTTAGGTTTTTCAAAATATAACAACAAAGGAGATTTTTCTAAAATAATAAAATAAATGATTCAAGGAAATTATAACAGTGGTTTTCCTAGTCAGGTAGTACCTGACGCAGAGAAAATGAGTTTGGAGTACGGTACTCGCGTAGGTAGAGCTATAGAGTATGAGTGGTTCAGAAGTAATAGAGGTGGTGACAGATTCTCTATGAATTTTGCTAATTTTCATAATTTAAGGTTATACTCTAGAGGAGAACAATCTATACAAAAGTATAAAGATGAGTTATCTATTAATGGTGATTTGTCTTATCTTAATTTAGACTGGAAACCAGTACCTATTATACCTAAGTTTGTTGATATAGTTGTAAATGGTATGTCTCAAAGAGATTATGATGTTAAAGCTTATGCTCAAGACCCTGAATCACAAAAGAAAAGAACTAATTACGCTGAAGGTTTATTAAGAGATATACAAGCTAGGTCATTTTTGCAAAAAGCAGAAAAAGAAATTGGCATGAATTTATGGACTACATCAGCTCCAGAAAATTTACCAGAAAATAAAGAAGAGTTAAGTTTACATATGCAGCTTAGCTATAAGCAGTCTATTGAAATAGCAGAAGAAGAAGCTATATCAAACGTAATGGCTCAAAACAAATATATACAGACTAAGAAAAGAATGCTTCAGGATTTGGTTGTCTTAGGTATTGGAGCGGTTAAAACAAACTTTAACAAGTCTAATGGAATAACAGTTGAATACGTAGATCCTGCTAATTTAGTGTATTCTTATACTGATGATCCTAACTTCCAAGATCTTTATTACGTAGGTGAAGTTAAAATGATACATTTATCTGATCTTCAAAAACAATTTCCAGATTTAACACCTGATGAACTAAAAAGAATTGAAAAATTTCCAGGAACACAAAACTACCTTAGAAACTGGAACGAATCTCCAGATATGGTTGCTGTTTTGTTTTTTGAATACAAAACTTATAGTAATCAAGTATTTAAAATTAAACAAACAGATCAAGGTTTAGAAAAAGCATTAGAAAAAACAGATTTTTTTAATCCTCCACCTAATGATAATTTTGAAAGAGTATCAAGATCTATAGAAGTATTATATAGTGGCGCTAAAGTATTAGGCATTGATAATATGTTATCATGGGGAATGTCACAGAATATGACTAGACCTTTTTCTAATATGACTAAGGTTAATATGAATTACCAAATATGTGCTCCTAGAATGTATAGAGGGCGTATAGAATCTTTAGTAGGTAGAATAACAGGCTTTGCTGATATGATTCAATTAACACATTTAAAACTACAACAAGTTATAGCAAGGATGGTGCCAGATGGTGTTTTTGTTGATGTTGATGGTTTAGCAGAGGTTGATTTAGGTAATGGAACAAATTATAATCCACAAGAAGCGCTTAACATGTATTTTCAAACAGGTTCTATTGTTGGTAGATCTTTAACGCAAGATGGTGATCCTAATAGAGGTAAAGTACCAATACAAGAGCTTCAAACGTCTAGTGCTAATGGTAAAATACAATCACTTATAGGTACTTACCAATATTATCTTCAAATGATACGTGATGTAACAGGGCTTAATGAAGCTAGAGATGGTAGCACTCCTGATAAAGACGCTTTAGTTGGTATACAAAAAATGGCGGCTGCTAATAGTAATACAGCTACACGTCATATATTACAATCATGTTTGTATTTAACTGTAAAAGCAGCAGAAAACGTATCACTTAGAATAGCGGATATGCTTGAGTTTGATTTATTAGCGGATACTTTAAAGAAATCTGTTAGTAATTTTAACGTAGGTACGTTAGAAGAAATGGCCAATTTAAATTTATTTGAGTTTGGCATATATCTTGAACTACAACCAGACGATGAAGAAATAGCTAAGTTAGAAGAAAACATACAAGTAGCTTTACAATCAGGTCAAATATTTTTAGAAGATGCTATTGATATAAGACAAATAAAAAACTTAAAATTAGCTAACCAAATGCTAAAAGTTAAACGTAAAGCTAAACAAAAAATGGATCAAGAGATTGCGCAACAAAATATAGCAGCTCAATCACAAGCTAACATACAAGCGCAAGAAGCATCTGCTTTGTATGAGGTTCAAAAGCACGAAGCTATGGCGGCTTCAAAATTACAAATAGAACAAGGTAAAGCTGGTTTTGAAATACAAAAAATTGAAAAAGAAGCTCAAATAAAAAAGGAGTTAATGGAGATAGAATTTCAGTACCAAAAACAATTAGCTCAAATGGACAAAGGATACATGAGTGCTAAAGAAACAGAAATAGAAGATCGTAAAGATAAAAGAACAAAAATGCAAGCAACACAACAAAGTGAAATGATTGCGCAAAGAAACAATGACTCAGGTCCTGTAGATTTTGAATCAGGTAATGATAGTCTTGGTGGAATAAACTTAAATGGCTTTGGTCTTTAAGTAGTATTATTTATTAATTTTATATTATTATATTATGTCAGAAACAAAAACAAACGATGAAGTGATAGCTGAAAACCCTATTGAAAGAAGTGGTGAGGTTAAAACTGAAACAAAAGCAGATTACAAGGTTGATTTAAAAACAGGGTCAACAACAAAAAACAAACCATCTACTGTTACAAAGGTGGATTTAACTAAAAAACCAAAAGAAGATGCCGTTCAAATCGGAGAAACAAAAGAAGTGGTTGTGGAAAAACAAACCGGAGATAGCGTTAAAATGGACGAACAAATACATGAGTCCAGCGAAGCTACTGAAGAGTTTAAACAAATCCAAGAAATAGACGAAAAAGAAGTTAAACAAGTAGAAGCAACAGTAAAAGAAGCAATAAGAGATGAAAAAGTACTAGGTAAACAATTACCAGAAAACATCGAAAAACTTGTTAATTTTATGGAAGATACAGGTGGCACCGTAGAAGATTATGTCAGATTAAACGCTGACTACTCTAATGTAGACGGTAGCGCTTTGTTAAAAGAATATTATAAAAAAGCTAAACCACATCTTAATGATGAGGAAATAGGTTTCATCATGGAAGATAATTTTGAATATGATGAAGAAGTGGACGATGAGCGAGACGTCCGAAAGAAAAAACTTGCTTTTAAAGAAGAGGTTGCAAAAGCTCATAGTTATTTAGAAGATTTAAAAGGTAAATATTACGACGAAATCAAGTTGAGACCGGGCGTTACCCAAGAACAGAAAAAAGCTATGGATTTTTTTAATCGATATAACGAAGATCAGCAAATTGCTTCACAACAACACGAGGACTTTAAAACTAAAACTAAAGAATACCTCTCCGATGATTTCAAAGGTTTTGATTTCAAAGTTGGAGATAAAAATTTTAGATACAATGTTAAAAATCCAAATGAAGTTGCTGAATCCCAGTCAAATATTTCTACGTTTGTTCAAAAGTTTTTGGACAATGACGGAGCAGTTAAAGACCACGAAGGATATCACAAAGCAATATACGCTGCTAGAAACGCTGATACTATAGCGCAACATTTTTACGAGCAAGGCAAAGCCGACGCTGTTAAAGATGTAGTGTCTAAATCTAAAAACATTAATAACGAATCTAGGCCACAGCCTACAGGAGACGTTTTTGTTGGAGGATTTAAAGTAAAAGCTGTTAGTGGTTCTGATTCTCGTGGACTTAAAATAAAAACACGTAAATTTAACAATTAAAATTAACAATTATGGGAATATTAACTCCTCAATTTGGTAGTTTAGTGCCTTCACAGTCACAACAGACTTTGGCTAACAACTACTTAAACTTCAACGGCGCTGCTGGTGGAGGAACATTCGCACAACAATACCTTCCTGAAATTTATGAAGCTGAAGTAGAAAGATACGGTAACCGTACTATCTCTGGTTTCTTAAGAATGGTTGGTGCTGAAATGCCAATGACTTCTGATCAAGTAATTTGGTCTGAACAAAATAGATTACACATCGCGTATGATAACGTTGCTTGTAATCAAAATCAAACAATCACGTTACCTAATGGCGTTACTAACGTACTAGCGCCTAACATGACTGTTGTAATTATGGATCCAGCTAATCCATCTGCTACTGTACATGCTATCGTAGGAAATGGTGCTGCTCAAACAGG